ACAACATTAACTTTAGATACAGATTCAGCCATACTAGAGGCCGCCATAACTGTATCTTTAGCAAAAGATGTTAATTGCGTGGCTGCAAATGTGGCTCCGAGCGCTGCCCCAACAGATTTAAGTCTGCCTACAAAACTACCTAAACCACTAGATGTTTTTTTAACATTGTCATCTAAACCTTTAAGGCTATTTTGCGCTTGGGTAAGACCTGCTTTTAGATCATTAACATCAGCAGCAAGTTTAATTAGAATCGGGGGAATTGCATCAGCCATGTTATCCCCTCAGTTTTTCTTTAATAGAGCCAACAAATATTCTTTGAATTTGTCCTGAGCGGATCAAACTTAAAGCGGCTGGTTCTAGGTATGGATATTTTACCCCTGATTTCCAGCGAGGACTTCCCTTTTCAACGGCTCTTGCGTATTCCATTGATGCACCAACTATTGCTATGTAAGTACCAAACCCATAGCGCACTGTTGTATTAATAGATCTTCTTAAATTACCCGTAATAACATTTGGACCTTTACCGCTTGGACCAATGTGTTGCGGTGGAATTATCTTATTACCTTCTCTGCGCCTTGTTCCAGTATTGGCATTTAATTTAGCCTGTCTTTCAACTGCTAAACCTGCTCTACCAATTCCAATCTTCGCGCCTTGTTCAACATTTGATCCAACATTACCAATGGCGCGCAAAACATCATCAAGATTAGTAATGACAATTGCGCCACCGTTCATAAGTCCTTGATCCTATCGGCCTTCACGCTATCTACTGTTGTGGCAATAGCAATTAACCAATCTGCTGTTTCCACTGGCAAATTATCTACCTGTTCTGGTGTCCAGCCAAATCGGTCTGCCATTTGAAAGTAGTACCATTCTTGATCTGGGTAATCAAATTCCTCATGCCGCCTTCCACCTTCCAAAAGCCATTTTAGCCTTTGGAGTTTTCGGTAAGGGCTTTTGGGTCTGAATCACTTTTTTCTGTTTCTGATAATGCTGGGAACAAGAACTGTTGTGCATCTTTAGTTTGCTCAACTAAAAAATCATAATCTTTCATTTCTAGTTCATCAATATTGTCAATCTTTAATGCAGGAATTAACATTTCAAAAGACCATTCTTCAACAAGCATTGCAATTAAAGCATCACCTAATGCAAGGGCTTTAGATAGATCTCCGCCTTCAGCATCAGCGCTTTTTAATACACGCTTGCGATCTTTTACGCGCAGTAAACCCGCATCTTTTAAAGTTACGGTTGCGCCTGATGGTAGTGTTATTTTCTTTGACATACATGCCTCCTAATTAGTTACCTTCCCTAAATCATAACCTAAAAGGAACAGGTGGGCAGAATCGCGGGAAGGCGTTCGCAATCACTGACCCACCTGTTCTGGAACTAATTAAGCGTATGTACCAGAGGCCTTAGCGTTCTGAAGTACCCACTTAATATTGCTGAATCCAGCAGTTGAACCAGCATCAGTAGTATTACCTTGTGCATTAATATCACATGTAACCTTTACAAAATCATCTCCGCGCTCAATTACTGCGGCTGTGTATGCACCCTTTGTAATTGTTGCTTGAATCTGAACTGCTGCTGCACCTACGCCATAAGCCCAGTTAAGAACAATGGCAGGTTGGGTATTAGTTAAATAGCGGGTTAATTCGGTGTTATCTTCCATAATGAAAGTAACTTTACCGCTTGTTTCTAATGGTCCAAGAAATACTTGGAATGGATTTTGAGTTTGTGAAATTCCATACACAGGTGTGACATTTCTAGTCATATCAATGTTGCCTGTCATGGCTGTTGAAACTGGTGATCCACCAATTGAAACAGTGCCTTGCCAAACTGGAGTTGGAAGAACTGTTGAGAATGTTGGTGTTGGGGTTGATGCTGACGCTGACAAGAAACCAGTTGTTTTTGTGTCATATTCCAACATGCCATCTGCGTTAAACTTCAATGAGAAATCAGAGAATTGGCAACCAGGATAAGCGCGTACTGCTGCTGCATAAAAATCAGTTAGCGTGTAAGAAATTGGTTGGTCATCTGCTGCTGCAACTCCACTATTCTTTAATGAAATAGTGTGTGTAAATGGTGCGCTTGCACCAACTGTTGCAACTGAACCCATGATTCCAGCAAGTCCATAACCGATTGTGTCGGCAAATACGGCTCCACCAAAATCAAATGTTGAGCGTGTGCGCCCTGGAATATAGTTGTAATTAACTATATTTGAGCCACGCAAACCAGTGTCATAGAGCGGATCAATAATATCTGCTGGTTTCATACTGTCTTTAGCAACAGGAATAAAATCTGTTGGTGCTACTGCTGTTCCCTTGGTTACTTCTTTAGCAATACCGAGGTAACTTCGTACGGATTGTTGTACTGACATTACTTCACTCTCCTAGTGTCTTGTCTGACGCGGCAGACGGGGTTGTAGTTGTACTTGTTTTAGTAAACGGTCTTGCTTCGCCTGAAGAACAATCAGGGTGAGAAAAACCTTCTGGTGCGTCAAACACATCACCTTTTTTTACTGTGATTCCAAGCGTAGGAAACACGCGCTCATCTGATCCATTGTATGTATATTTCATCATGCTCCTTATGCTTGTATCATTTCTGTTGCATCAAATTCTATCTCAGCAAAGGTTTCCGTAGCGCCTTCATTTGAAGTGGCTGGTTCTCCATAACGGGTAGTTATGCGTGGCTCTGCTCCTTGCCAAACTAAAGTTCCTGTTGTATCGCCAAATCTATGATCTGATCTAAGCCTTGTTTTGATATTGTCTATAAGGGTATCAAAATCAGTCATTGCATCTTCTGAATTTCGCTGTAAAGAGTGCTGGTAAACCTGAAGAATTATGGTGTAATCAACACGCTTCCAACCAGATGTAGCCCCACCTATTGCCAAACGGGTTTCATTCTCTGCTGCAATATAAATTACAACTGCGGCTCTTGATAGTTGCCCTGCTGTTGAACCTACTTGATAGTTAATGCGTTTAGGAAAAGATTTAAAAACTTGGTTAAGCGTTGAAATTGGAGGTGAAATTAAAAAGTTGTAAAGGGTAGCGCGTACCCCAGTGCGGCCCGCCATTACCTAATCCTTCTGTATAGAGAAACCATATCTAAGGCCAGCATTAAATCTGAGCCAAATCGTTGAGCGCCACTGATGTTTCCTGATGGAGTAGTTGTTACTGCCATAGTTAAAGAGTTATCACCTCTTGCCTTAATAAAGGCTGTTGTAGCCAATATAGCGGCTTGTTTTACTGCGTTAGGTAAATTGCTTATAGCAACCCCAGAAGTGTGTGCAAAGGTCAATGCTGCGGTTATAGGCACGGTTGTAGAGCCATAGGTGTAGTTACTTGCAACAGTTATTGTTTCTGTACTAGCACCATCAAAAATTCTGTATTGTTCACCTGCAATAAATCCAGCACCGCTAGTAACGGTTATAGATGTAGCGCCTAGTGATGCGTTGGCTGCAAGAGTTGTATTTACATAGCCCGCAACATAAGAATATTTAACAAATACAGGTGTACCCGCTCCTACCCCACCAAAACTTAATGGTCCTTGGCTTGAATAGGTTAATTGACTATTTGAAACAGGAATAATTACTTGTTGATTTTCAAACCAACATGTAGATGGATCAGTTAAAGCGGTTAAATTGTTAGGTGTTGAGCCAAACTCAAAAGTATTTAATGAAATTATAGGATTCTTGTTAGGGTGTAATGCAATAAAGCCTTGATTATTGAATCTAACTCTCTGGGTTTCGGTCAAAAGTTCTGCTGTCAGATCTTGATTTAAATACTCATTTAGGTATGAGGTAGCGCGCAAAATTACGCGGGCTAATTCAGCGTCTTGCGCTTGGGAGTTTCCGCCTACAACAAGATTGTCAAAATCAATAGAGGTTGGAGCGTTCTTGTACTCAGCAAGAGTTAAATAAGGATTCTCAGAAAATCCTGTAAGGCTTGTTATACCTATTGCCATTTATTCCCCATCTCTAGCAGGAGATTGATCCTCACAACCACATCTACCACATTTTCTAAACCAGCCTTCAAAACCACATTGTACGCAAGTAAATCCTCTTTTGCGGTCACCATGGGAATAAGGATTTAATGATGCTTCAAAATAACCTTCGGCTTTCATAGCGCGAGCATGTCGCGCACTTTCTACATTGTAGATTCCGCCTTTATCTGGGCGGTAAGTTTTGTTATCAATTACAGTTTCTTTTACACCTTTATCGGGTGCTACATATCTTGCCATTGCCTCTCCTTAAAAAGATAGTGGTGCGCCCGTTATATGACGCACCACCATCTCTAGTTAATTAAGGTGTTTCTGTTGGTTCAACCATTTGTGCAGTAGATACATTTGATGGCATTGCGACATTAGCATAATCTCTAATTGTCTTTAAGCCATGTGTGCTTTCTACTTGATTACAACCACATTCTAAACACATTATGCAGTCACGATTCCTGAAACTGCGCCATTCCATGCTGGAGCGGTGCAGAAGAATGTTCCACGGAAGTATGTGCTGAACTCATAAGCAAACTGGGTTACTGGCCATTGAATACCCATGTAATCCTGTACTAAGAAGTTAGCCCAAACATCTGAAACCTCTGTGTCTGGAATTGGAAGTGTAAATGAAAGAACAGGAGCAACGCCTGAGTTCAACCAAGGGTGAACCATTAGATCTACTGCTTTACCTGTTACTTCATTCTGCAAACCTGTAACGATAGAACCATAAGTAGTTCCATCTTCACCTGGATTGTTGATTACCAAACGGTAGTTTGCTGTTGATGCTGACTTGATTGCATCTGATAGTTGCTTACGGTCATTACCGTTGAGCAATACCATGTCTGGATCAGCCTTTACATTTGCGTAAAGTTGAGCAAATACATTCTGGAATTCAACACCTGGGTTAGAGGTTGAGAATGTGCTGTTGATTGTGTTGTTGAATCCGCTATTTGGACCAAGAACTGTTGGAAGAATTCCGTCATATCCTGTTGCATAGGCAGATGTATCTGCTGTTGCGCGAGTTGCTGCGGCTCCAGTTGTTGAGAACGCGAAGTTGTTAGCCAATAGTGAGGTTGTTCCTGCACCATTGATAACTGCCTTTAATGCGCCCTTAACTGTTCCCTGATACTTCAAGTTAGCAAGACCTGTTGTTGTTCCAACATAAATGTTGTAACCAAGTGCGCCAACTACTGCTGGGAATGTAATTTCAAGAACATCACCAGTGTTAACTGTTTCGGTTCCAATTGCAGAAGCAATAGATTCACCGAATCCGTTACCTGAGATACCTGCGTCTGCTGTAACAACTACATAGTAAGTTCCTGATGCAAGAGCAGTTTGACCTGTTCCTGCTACTGGAGAAGCAGTTACTACGCTAGTTACCTGAGCAAGTGCGCCTGAGTAACCTGATGCTGTTCCGCGAGCCATCAACATCATTCTTTCTTCCATAAGCATTGTTGCGTATAGGGTAGAAGTTGATGATAGTTGGCGTAGATCTTGATAGCCAAGACCTGAGAAGTTAGCATCAAATGAAACGCTATCTGATAGTGAGTATGAGTTGTAAGGCAGGATTAAATCATCTGCTGTGTAGGAGATCTTAGGACCACGCTCAAAAGCAATTGAACCAAATGTATTGGTTGTGGTTTCTGTGATTCCTGGCCAGATTTGTCCTTGTCCGCCTGTACCTGTACCTGTGTAACCAGTAATTCTCTTTACACGGTGTGAAGTACCGACACCTTTTTTACGCGGAATTCTGTTGCGTAGTGGTGTTGGGCGAGGTGTTAGCATCTTTGATGGTGCTTCTAAGTCAAAAGCAGCAAAAGATGTGCTAAGTGGAGATGTAAGGGTTATATCCTTTTGAATATCTTGCATTGCCATTCTTT